CTATCAAGCTACAACAGTATCTGTATATGAAAATAATCCTACTAAACCTGTCACCTTAGATATATCCCTAGACTTGATTGATAATATGTTAATTGTTAATCCTCCACAAGAAGTTGACCAACAAATAGAAGAAACACAAACAAAAACAACAGTAGATTACTTAGACTTTAATGACTTAGACATAGACTTTCTTAACGAAGACTTTCTTGATGCAGAAGCAGAACTAGAGTTTACTGAACTAGATATTAACTACTTAGATGTAAACTTCTTAGAAGACTTGCTTAACGTACTAGATGCACTAGCTATATCTAAAGAAGAAGATCAACTCAAACAAGGCGGTGTAGGTATACGTATTGCCGGTACAGAAATAGGTCAAGACAAAGATACACAAATAACAACTATAGTATCTGGTCAAAATATAAGCCTTACTAGAACAGTCAATCAAAGTGCAAAATTAAATCTTAATGGTTCTGGTAGTTATACAGTAATACTTATACAAGATGGAGTATCTAATACTGTTAAAGTTAATGGTGGTTCTTCAACAACAATAAAAATTACTCAAGGATCGTGAAAAAATATATATATGCAAGTCTGTTAGCAGTTTTATGTTTTATACAAATAAACGAATTTAAATTTAATCAAATTATAAAACTTAAAACTTTTGATGCTTTTGTTAAAGAACAACAGTCTTCAGAATATTTTACCGTACTTAATATTACAGAAAATGATATAACCCAAGAAGGTGGTTATCCACTAAGCAGACAAAGACTTGCTGAAATACAAATACAATTATTAAGAAAAGGTGCAATAGGTGTTGGTTGGGTAGTTGCTTTTCCACAAGCAGATAGATTTGGCGGTGACGAAGACTTTGCACAAGCTTTATCTTTTGCTCCTAGTGTTCTTGCAATGTTTGAAAATAACAATGGAAATTATCCTTCTACTGTTGGCACAGTAACATTAGGTGAAGATGTAAACGGTATTGCAGCTAAAGGTGTTATTGAAAACATTAACATACTAAAACAAAATGCCAATCAAGGTATAGCTGTAGCTAGAACAGATGTTGATAATTTAGTAAGAAGATTACCTTTATTGCTTAAAACACCTGACGGATGGGTACCTGCTTACGGAACAGAAGTATTAAAGATACTTACTGGTGCAGATACTTACGTAATAAAAACTAATCAAAACGGTATTGAAGAAATAAGAGTAAAAGGTTTACTTCCTGTAAAAACAGATAGTTTAGGTAGAAAATGGATTTCTTGGGTAGTTCCACGTGAAACATCATTACAAGAAATGGATGTAGAGGGTAAGTTTGTTTTTGTAGGTTTTACTGCTAAAGGCATTATGCCTCAATTAGCTACACCTGTAGGATTGCTTGAACCTCATAAAATACAAGCAGCATTAGCAGAATCTATTTTAATAGAAGACAGTCCTTATATACCTGATTACGCATTATTTGTAGAGTTATTAATTACATTTATATCAATATGTTTAGTTATAAGTTTGATTAATATCTTTGGTATAACTTTAGGAATATCTACAACAAGCTTGGTTTTTGTAAGTACAGCAATAGGTGGTTATTATTTAATACAACAAGGCATACTAATAGATGTAACTTGGTCTTTAATATCACAATTTATTACAGGCTCAACTACGTTTTATTTAAGGTTTAGAGAACAATACAAATTAAGACAACAAATTAAAGGACAGTTTGGTAAATATCTTGATCCAAGAATGGTTAAGAAGTTACAAGATAATCCAGAACTTTGTCAGGTAAATGGTAAGCGTGTTGATTGTTCTATTATATTTACAGACCTTAGAGGTTTTACTAGCCTATCAGAGTCTGTAGAACCTGAAATGGTGACGTATATAATGAATTCTGTATTAGACGTACAAGTACAAGCAGCTAATAAATATTTTGGTTGTACTGATAAGTTTATTGGAGATGCTGGTATGTTTCATTGGAATACTATAATTCCACAAGATGATCATCATAATCTTGCCTTACAGGCTGCAAAAGAAATAGAAAAAAATATAGATCAATTAAATATTAAATTTGCAGAAGAAAATATACCTAAAGTTGCCATAGGTATAGGTGTTAATTCAGGAGTTTGTATAGCCGGTAACTTTGGTGCAACAGATAGATTTGCTTTTAGTCTTATAGGTGATCCTTGTAATGTAGCTGCTAGATTAGAATCAAGTACAAAGGTAGCAGGAGTAGGAGTTTTGATAGGCGAAGAAACTGCTAAATATAGTAATTTTAAGCTACAATTATTAGAACCAATAGAGGTAAAAGGTAAAGCTAAACCATTACAAGTTTATACATGGGAGTAGATATGAAAATAGGCGGATTATTAAAAAATATTGTAGGTGCAGTTGCTCCTACTCTTGGAACAGCATTAGGCGGTCCTATGGGTGGTATGGCTGCTAATATGATCTCTGAAGTTTTAGGTTGTAAGAATGAACCTAAAGCAATAGAAAAAGCTATTGAGTCAGCAACACCTGAACAAATGTTAGCACTTAAAAAAGCAGAACAAGATTTTGAATTAAAAATGAAAGAACTTGATGTAGATGTTTTTAAGTTAGAAACACAAGACATACAAGATGCTAGAGGTAAATTTAGTAAAGATTGGACAGCACGAATTATGGGAATAGCTGTAGTGGGTGGGTTTATGGGCTACATATTCCTAGTAACTCTTCAACCTCCAGAACAAAATTCAGAAGCATTAATTAATCTTGTGCTTGGATATTTAGGTGGTTTAGCTAGTGCAGTAATAAGTTTTTATTTTGGTGCTTCACACAAACAAGATTAGCCAAACCCTATTGATTTAGAGCAAGTCTGCTCCTGTTCTTTTTTGATAGGGGGAGGTTTATAAATATAATAAATTATGGACAGAGATAAGTTAGTAAAAGAATTAATACTTGATGAAGGATATATATATGAAATTTATAAAGATCATCTTGGCTATTTAACATTCGGTGTTGGTCATTTAGTTTTGAATACAGATAAAGAATATGGAAAAGAAGTAGGAACACCTGTATCTGAAGAAAGAATAATAGAATGTTTAAATAACGATGTTGATATAGTTTGTGAAGAATTAGATCGTAACTTGTATTGGTGGAGAGAACTTAATGATAATAAACAACGTGTAATGGTAAATATGTGTTTTAACTTAGGCTATCCTAGATTAAGTAAGTTTAAAAAGTTTTTAGCTGCTATGGAAGTACATGATTTTGAAACTGCTGCTATTGAAATGATGGACAGTAAATGGGCTAATCAAGTAGGATTAAGGGCAGAAAGACTTAAAAAAAGAGTATTAGAAAAATAATGTTAAAAAAGTATGTTTTTAAACCCGGAATAAATAAAGAAGGAACTTCTTATTCAGAAGAAGGCGGATGGTTTGATGCAGACAAAGTTAGATTTCGTAGTGGTCGTCCAGAAAAAATAGGAGGATGGGAAAAAAATACTCAAAATTCTTTCGAAGGCACTTGTAGAAGCTTACATTCTTACAGAGATCAAGGACAAACAGATTATATAGGTGTAGGTACACATTTAAAATATTATGTAAAACAAGGTGATGATTTTAATAATATTACTCCTATTAGAAAAACATCTACAAACTCTATAACTTTTGCTGCTACTGACGGTTCTTCTACAGTTGTAGTAACTGATTCTTCACATGGTGCTGTTACAGGAGATACGGTCACATTTGCACAAGCTGTATCTTTAGGCGGAGTTATAACCGCAGATGTATTAAATCAAGCATATATTGTTAATCAAGTTTTAACTTCTAATACATATAACATAATAGCTAAAAACACTTCCGGAGTTACAGTAACAGCTAACTCAAGTGATACAGGTAATGGTGGATCAGGAGTAGATGGTTCTTACGAAATAAATATAGGTTTAGATGTTTTTGTTAAAGGAACAGGTTGGGGTGCAGGACTTTGGGGTGCTGGTACATGGGGTTCTGTGAGTGCTATATCTGCAACAAATCAATTAAGGCTTTGGTCTCAAGATAATTTTGGTGATGATTTAATAGCTAATATTAGAGGTGGTGGAATATTTTATTGGGATGAAAGTTCAGGTGTTACACAACCTGCAATTCCTTTTACCTCTTTAACAAATGCTAGTGCTCCACCAACAGCAGCATTACAAATAATGGTATCTGATATAGACAGACATATTATTTGTTTTGGAGCTAATGCTATTGGTTCAACTTCTTTAGACCCTTTATTTGTTAGATGGTCAGATCAAGAAAGTTCTATAGATTGGACACCTACTTCTACTAATACAGCAGGTGGTACAAGATTATCAAGTGGATCAACAATAATAGGTGCACTTAAAACACGACAAGAAATATTAATTTGGACTGATTCTGGTGTTCATAGTATGCAATATAGTGGTGCTCCATTTATATTTTCTTTTGCTGAAATTATGCAAGGTCCTTCAATGATTTCTCCAAAAGCTGCTATTAATGCTGATAACAAAGTATTTTTTATGGATAGAGGTAGTTTTTATGTATATACAGGTGCAGTACAAACATTACCATGTGCCGTACAAGACTACATTTTTTCAGATATAAACTTAGGTCAAGCATTTAAAGTATATGGTTTATCAAATGTAGATCAAAATGAAATAATGTGGTTTTATCCTTCGGCTGATTCTGATGAAGTTAATCGTTATGTTATTTTTAATTATTTAGAAAATTTATGGAGCATAGGAACTACAGATGATAATTTTGTTAGAACGGCTTGGATAGAAGCTAATTCTTTAGATTTTCCTGTGGCTGCTGGTAAAACAGATGGCAGTAATATAAATTATTTATACAATCAAGAAGTTGGTAATGACTCTGATGGTGCTGCAATGAATGCATTTATTGAAACATCTGATTTTGATTTAGAACCAGATGGTGAATATTTTATGTTTGTATCAAAAATAATACCGGATTTAAAATTTAAAGGACAAACAGGAACTGATGATACATTAGACGTTTTAGTAAAAGG